TACACGCTGACCAGACAAGATGTTCGCGCCGCGTTGTTGCAACTGTATCTTCTGGCCCCAGGCGACCATACCAGCAGCCGGACCTTGCGTAGCGGTCATCGCTTTACCGATGTTACCGAGAGATAGCGTTGCGCCTGTGCCAAGCGTCAGGAAGTAGCCGATAAGCTTCTGCGCTTGCACAAGCAAGAAACCAGATACGATCACCTGTACCAATGCACCGATTTCGTTACGCCATTCGATCACCCACCGAATAGCTCCCGCGATTGCGTTAGCGATAGTACCAACTGAACGACCAAGATCAGCCATAGCTTCTTTAGCTTCGGTTGATTGCAGAGCTTGGTTAAGGTCTTTGAGGTTGTCCGCAATAGTTGAGAACAAACTTCCTTCGCGCTGACCAGTCGAACCATCCATTTCATCGAACAATCCTGTGAAGCTATTTGATAGCTCTAGCATATTCGTCGAAACAATAGCCATCTGACCATTGAAGGTATCTGCCAAACGCTTACCAGCACCAGCATATTTCAATTCGAATTCTTCAAAGAGTGCTTGTAGTGCCGGCGCAGCTTCGACTTTACCATCGGAAACAGCTTTTACCAACTCGCCGACAGATATGTTCATTGCGCGAGCCATGTCGAACATAGCGGTCGGAACAGCTTCACCCAACTGCTGACGCAATTCTTCCATAGAGATAACGCCCTTACCAGCCATTTGTTGAATAGCGATAGAGGCACGGTGGAAGGTATCAGACGTACCACCGAAAGCTGACACGGCGTCTACGAGAGAGCGCAGCGAACCATCGGTAGGGTCGAGACCAGCAGATTTCATTTTAACGAAGGAGTCGGACAGTGATTGAACCGCGATACCAGAACCACGCGACAGCTTGAACAATTCGTTTAGATTATTTCGCGCTTCCTGGTTCCGCCCAAATTCGGTAGTAGCAGCAGATAGACCCTTCATCAGAACGGTCAGACGTTGAACTTCGGCAGACTGCTTTACCAGAGCGCCGACCCATCCAACTGCAATGTCACGCACGTTTAGCAAAGCTAGACGAACGTTACCAAGTACCAAAACATAGTCACGAAGTTTTTGGAGAGGGGTGGACATTTGCCGACCAGCACGGTCGAAACTATTGCCCATCCCTCTCATCGATTTGGAAGTACGGTCTACGCGCCCTTGTAACGTCTTAGTTACATTAGCTGCGCCGCGCATGCGACCAGAGTAACGACCGGAGTCGAGGTCGAGTACAACTGTTAGTCTACGACTAGCCATCTTCCTTGTCTACTTCCTGTCCAAACTGAGCGGCTAATTGCTTAAACTTCTCTTCATCGAAGATCGCTTCAGCGTGCGCTGGATTACCAATACGTTCTTTCAAACTGCTTATGTATGCTCTAGCACCGTCAGCATCTTGACTATTGGACATGGACAGGGATTGAAATAATCGTAGCTCGTCGTCCGCTTTTAGTCTGTCAATCTGCTTCTGAAATGACCAGAACATTTTTACCGGCATGGATAGAACATCATTCCATTTCATACCATATTCACGACAGATGCGAGCGACGAAATATGGGAAGTCGATAGTTTTTAATCGTCTTCCCTTTCCACGTTTCCCGACGCTTCACCGTCAGTGCTTTCTGCACCTTCGGCGCCATGAGAGGCATCGTCGTTAATCTTTGCGGAGACTTCGTTCAGAAAGCCGAATATTGCGAATAGCTTCGCTACGGGAAGCTCATTGACCGGAATGGTTGGGAAGTATTCACTAACAGACGTTTTGAGCAAGGTTACTACCTTCGCCATGTCATCGTCGTCAACTTCTTTACCCTCGGCTTTTGCTCTTTCCGATTCGGCTTCAAGTTCAGAAGCCCGCTTTTGTTGTTCGATGAATTTATCGACGGTCAAAGTAGCCATTCTATGGTCTTTGCCATCGTGTTTAATCGTGATATCGCTTTCCGTTTCCAGATCATCCAGATTCAAATAGCGAGGACCGTTTTCTTCAGACATATAATGAATTCCTAATTATGAATACGCGAGGGTTATATCCCAAACCCCCGCGTATGTCAATTAGGGTTTAAGGTGCGACAACGGTTGGGTCACCGAAGGTCAGAAGCTCGTCGGTGTCCAGATCGACGTAGCCTTGGAATTCAAGAGCAAAGACGCGCTGGTCGTCGTGCTTGAATGCGAAAGACATGTCGCCTTTTGCCATCGCGAGACCAACAACAACGTCGCGGCTCAGATCGGCAACATCACGCTCTTTAGGGTGCAGAACCAGAGGTCCAGCGAGTGCGCGAAGGGAAGTACCAACAGCAGAATTGATGACAAGTTTCTTGTCTGCACCATTCACGACCAGCGATACGCCAGGGAATGCAGCAGCAAATTTGTCCAGATCGTTTTCAGCAAGAGGAACCTTGACCATGACCGAACGACCCTTGATATACTGGTTCAATACAGTGTCACCAAACTGGTCAGCGGTAATGTCAGAAATTTCAGTTGCAAATTCAACTTCGACGCCACCCTTGGTCAGACCAAGGTCAGTGCCTTTGAAAGATACGGTGCATGGACCGAGTTCGAGATTGTCGTACGACATGATAGACTCCTAATAGAAAAATTCGTTATCAGGCATGATACCACAATCATTCGACGATATCCATACCCTTTGTCTATTTTTCTCCGAAATGAATGCGAACAAGCATCGAAAACTCAACTTGGTCGGCATCATTGCGTGGGTACATGATTGGTTTCGTACGCGGAAACATCTTAACCACCGTAAGGTCAGTGGTCTCGACGTGGTTTTGGAATAGAATTTCGAATATCGCTTCTGCCCTTTCAGAGCCCACTTGCTCGTCAGGGTCGCGAATAATGATCTGAAAATTGGTTTGATACCAGTCAGGCAACTCTTCATTAACCGCGTGACCCAGCAGAGGGTCTTTAAGCATAATGCCCCGATTTACGTCAGCTGGCAGAGTACCGATGAAAATGTCAGTACCCAACGTGCCTTTACCTTCGGTTTCGAGTAGCGCCGCTACATAATCTAAATGTTTCATCGCAACAATTCTCCTAACGCTTGATCTAACATATCGTCGAATTCATCTTCATATTTTGTCAGCGCACGTTCGAGAAACAGCGGACCAACATCATTACCTCTACCAGCCTTATCGCGTGAAGCTGGACCCAACGACCACGAAAAGTCATCATGCAACCACTGTGCGTAAGCGTCAACGTTCACACCACCGACAATGCCTCCAACCACGACAGTTGCGGTTAATCGCCGATCATCAGCGTATTGTTCTTCGACCTTGTGCGAGCGCTCCAATTCATGTCCAGGTGGGTCTGTCTTGTTGCGCCCCTTCCAATCAACTGGCGCATTCTTCTTCGATTGCTCCATGACAAGCTTCGAGACGCGACGCATATTGCGCAGAGCCCTCTTACCTACCAATTTACCCTCGCGATTGAATGTGCCGGCAAGTCTACCGGCAGAATCACCTTTGAAATATAACCTAGCCATCGACGTTCAACTCGTCACGGATATCACCAGTCAATTCATAGTGGTCTAATTGACCACACACGTCGATACGCGGGTGAATACCAGTAATCTCCATGAATCTATCTAAGAAGCGAATAACATCACCCTCGACCGTTTTGATTGTTTTCGGCAGCAACAGCATAATCGTTGCTTCTTTTTGCTCGGCGGCGCCACGGCTCGCAGCACGCACCGATGTACTTTCAACGTCGCGGTTGGCTCGAATGACCGCCAAAGGGATGCGACTTGGTGCAACGAATGTCTCTTTGCCAAATTTGTTCCTTTGCGCTTCTTTCCTGTACAGGAAACCATGCGTATTTGGTCTAAACATACTGTTACTCCATAGCTATCTTTAGCTGAGCTTGCGATGACGGGTGAAACACTTCATCCTTGATATCCTGATAACTCGGTACATTGGTCACGTCAGGCGATATAGATATTTCGGCACCGTGCCACTTATAGTCAACGTTCGGGTGGTCGATGAAAAGCGTACTATACCCCAATTCGGCTGCTGTTGCCATATAAACTTCGTTGTACACGTTTATCAGGTGTGATCGATACGTGGAACGAATATGCTTACTCGACTTATACCGCCGACCAATTCTATCGACGAATTGAAACTTCGGGTTGATATCGTTCTCTTGAATAACGGCGGCGACGGCAGAGATACGACTGCGATTACCTACGCGTTGGTATAGATCGACGCGTTGATATGTTTCTTGCAAACCCTGCATCATTGCAAAGGCATCACGACGCGCTTGCGCATCAATGATAGAAACCGTGTAGAACGCTGCTTGAAAGATAAAATCAGCAAAGTGGTCTGGTATCACGTCTAGTGTCTGGTTTGCGTCTGACATAGCGTCTAAGTACGCTAAGCGAGCTATATCAGCGCTGTCATCATTCAACTCAGCGTGTTCGGTATTCTGAAAGCGTTGAAATTCACCACGAGACACCGATAGTGCTTCTTGGCGACGTTG